GGTGGCGCACCTAATGACCAGGGGGGCAGCTGCTACCCATGCAGAGAAGTACCGGCTTATCAATACCATGCTTAAAGGTAACGAGCGTGCCCTGCCTAAGATTAAGATTAACAAGGACAACTGCAAGGATCTTATTATTGCCCTCGAACATGCTGAAGCTGTTGAAGGTACTAAGGGTGTAGAGAAGCAAAAAAAAGATGAGCGCAATAAGAGTATGATGCAACAACACACAACCCACTTAACGGATGCATTCGATATACCAGTGTTTAGTCAATACTATCAGGGCATCCAATAGCTTAGGCGACTTAACCCACATATCTTTAAGCACACGGTACTCCCTAAGGTCGGTACGGTCCTGGCTTACCACCAGGCTATTGAACACACCAAAGTCAATAGACACTATCAAAGGTTCATCCTTCTTAACATCATTGTCCTGGCTACTGTCAAATGGCTTATCAAATGATTTCTCTTTAGGCAGCCATATCATGCCATCCAGGTAGTTGTTATCGTAATCGCTATAACAATGCACCTTCTGGTTGAAGTTAGCATAAAACCCGTCCAGGACTTCATCGGGCTCTATGTTTAGTATCTCGGTACGGTACACTAATTCGCTGGGCGAATTATCCCGCATCTTCTTAATGGCATCAGGGCGGATGTGAGGGTTAGAAAAGTAATTTGCAGTTGAGAAATAATATTCTTTCGGAAATTCTTTAGCCTTATCCTTATATTTTAGTACCCATTTGCCCGTCTTACTGTGTGGCATACTGCCCACAAACCACTCAGCACCCAGCATACTGCAGTTTTTAAACACTTCCTTTTGGGCTCGGTTGGTGGTCTGGGCACTGTTAAACAATTTCTTTTCGTCCTGGTCTTGAATTTCGTCAGCCATGCCGCCAAACGTGTTTAACCCCCTGCCACTGTTCTCATTGTCCTGCGAAACCAATTGAAATATTGCGCCATTGCTAAAATGTATAATGTTCTTCCATTGCTGTGGTGCCTGGTAGGGCATGGCAAACCCACGGCTTTTACCGCAGGTACCCACCACATAATCATAGTCCTGGTATACGCCAATGTTTTCAAGCCCTTCAAGTGTTGACGGCAATGTTTTAGATAATATCTGCGAATACGTTGAGCCGGAAAGGAAGAATGAAGCACGGGGCATTTGTGTAACAAATTGGTGCATGCCCGCGCCCAGCAGCGTACTTTTGCCACTGCCTCGCCCCCATATCAGCATCTTTGATTTTTGGGGTGCCATAACTCCCGCAAACTGGGGCAGCGTAAGCAGTACCTTTTTATTCTGTATCAGGTTCATCGTTTTCTACTGGCGTATATTGAATATCAACAATATTCAGGTTATTAAAATCTACCACACCGCGGCTTATCATATCTTCTAATACCTTCAAATACACATCAGGCAGCGTAAATTCAATGTTCTGGTTAAGCAGTTTCTCAGGGTTAAAGCCTTTATCGTCCTCATGCGTAAAGCCTGCATATTTTGCCAAAAGGTCAAGGCAGTGTCCCTCTGTTTTGCGGTCGCCGCGCTCTTTTGCCCGGCGCTTCAGGTCCTGCACTTCATGTATCCAAATGGCCCGCATGGCTTCCTTACCTGATTTTTCCACATCTGCAAAAAGGCTTTCGGCATTACGGATATCGCGGTAGGTTTGAGCCGCCTCAATTCCCTCATTTTCCCGCCACATGGTAATAATTTCCTGTTTGCTGCGCCCGTTAAGGCGCAGCGAAAAAGCTTTATACCATCGGTTGGCAATTTCCTGGTCTTTTTTACTGAGGGGAAACTGTTCGGGGTTTATATAATGGGCGTGTATACGGGTAAACGTGTCGTCATCCCGCTTTATGTTCATCGGCCGTGTGTCCATCAATAAGGGTTGTAAGGGTTAAAAGTTCTTCCTCTTTGTTCTGCAGGTTAGCCTCGGCGCGTAGTATGGCCTTTTCGAGGCGGTTTTTTACGGGCAGCGACGTTTCAATGTCAAACTGTGCCTTATTTATGGTAATGCGTTTTTTAAGGCGCGAAATACTGCTAAAAAGGTTATCCTGCCGTTTGTACTGCTGTGCGGGGCTCAGGCTGTCGGCTTTTGCCAATGGCGCGGCTATGGGCATCATCTTTTGGTGCGTTAAATAATAATCGATGCGGCGCCAGCAAAGGCGGTTTTTCTGGATGTTGCTGAAAATCTTAAGTTGCAACTGCAGCGCTTGTTTTTCCTTTAATGGCGGCAGGTCGTTCAGCGCGGCCTTAAGCATACAGTTTTCTTTAAATGTGGCGTTTGCCTCCAGCAGTACCGGGCGCAGCTGTGGTGGCAACTGGTGAAAAAGTACCGCCTGTTTTTTCTCTCGTTCCTGTTCTGTTTTTGCTACCACGGCAACGCGTGCCGGCATATCGTTTTTTACAGGTACCGCCGTTTTTTGGGTGCCGCCATTTGGAAACGTATTCAGGGCTTTTTTAAGTTCGTACTTTACTTTATCGCGGTTTTTGGCAGTATCGCTTTTACCCAGTGTTTGCAGCATACGCACGTTAACACCGGGGCAGGCACTAAGCAGCGCCAAGCCATCGGCAAGGCTTCCGCTATCGGTAAGCCACAGCTGTATTTTGTCGTAATGAATAGCCATACTATACTTTTGTCATGTTTTCGCCTATTGCGGTTACGGTTTTTACGGTGTCAAGGTCAAACGGCGATACCAGGCAATAGCCGTGCACGGGATATTTTTTCACTATCACGGTCTTTTTTTTATTGGAAATATCTTCAAATATTTCTTCCTGTACCCACAAGTGTTTTTTGTAGCCCAGGCTGTGCAAAATATCGTCAAGGTCGAAAGCCGAAATACAATCTTCAGGAAACGAATGCCATAAAAACTGCAGCAGGCCAGGCAGGTCGCGCTTAAAGTTTGCCGCATCCGGCGTACCGGGTGTAAAGTTTTGCTGTAAAAACTCCTTTACCTGCGTTTTGTGGTCTTTATCATTCATAGCTATCGCTTTTCGTTCATTTTTAAGCCTTCATAACCCCAGTTAGTGTCTTGAATCAATCTGTAGGTCCTAACCAATGCAAAGTTTGTTATTCTGAAATGTTCAAACCTTATTCCGTAATCTAATGAACACAAAACATTTAAAGCCTCGGTTTCTAATTCATTAGGATTAATTTCAATGGCATTCTTACTGTATACAAGTTTGGCAACATTTGACAGGGCTATGTTCCTTATCGACGTTTCGGGATGGTAAAGCGTGTCGTATAATTTTTTAATATCAATAATTGAATACCCTATTGTCCCTGCAATACTTATAGTTTTTGCGTCTTTTGTAGTTACGGTCTGTATTGGCATGTCCGCGATCCTAAGTCTTATTTCCTGCACAAAAACACTATCGAAATATGGTAATTTAAAATATATACCCGGATTTAATATTTTAGTGCTTTTACCCATACGAACACGTATAGCATTTTCCCACGGCAGCACTATTACCCAAATTTTTACAAAATTTAAGATGTACTCTAAAAACTCTTTTAAATTCATAAGATGTTATTTATTCCGCAAAAATGGAAAGTGTACGGTTCAAATAATAGGACAGCTTTTGTACCTTGCAATTATGAAAACCAAACTGATAATAATCGCAATTTTACTATGCCTTTTTGGATGCGGCACGAGTCAAACTGTATACATACCCAGTACATCTATTGTCAATGAAACCCATACTACAGAAGGAGATTTTGACAGCCTTTATGCGTACCGAAAACGCACCACACCGGAACAAAAAACAATATATGTTCAGGGATATTGGAGAAAAGAAGGTACAGACAGCGTATATGTAAAACCACATTACCGTAGCCCAAAACAATAAAAAAAGCCCCGCAAACGCAGGGCTTTTTCACACAAACTAAATCAAAAATCAACCTTATAAAAACTACTTTTATGCTGCTGGTTTCAGTGTAATATCAAATGTGTCCGGGTAAATTGCCGCCGGCCACTTCTGTTTATCCACAATGGTAAATGTTACCGTGTTGGAGCCTTCCATGGCCGCTTCAATCGCTTCGGCTATACCGCTAAAGCGTGCCGGCATCAGTTTACTGCCAAACTGGCGAATTGTACCGCTGCCCACCTCTGTAGCCAGGGCCACAAAACGCATGTTTTTAAACAGGCGCATGTACCCGGCCAATTTTTTACTGTCACCACGCAGCACTACGGTAAGCTGGTTCTGGAACAGCTGCCCGCCGGGGTTGCCTATAAACGAAACTTCCACAGCGCCCGTTTCTTCAATACCGTCAAGGGTGGTGAAGCCTTTTCCGGTGGGGAACGTGTGGGCAGCAGTAACCACCGCAAGGGCAGACGGGTCAGTATACGTTTCCATATCCGCAGGCGGTTCGCCTATTACGGTAAAATCTTTAATCGGGGCTATATGCACGGTCGCGGCTATACCGGCCACAGGCTCACAGTTTTCGCCGCCTATGTTATTTAGATTAAATTCACACATCTTTTTAGAGTTGTTTTACAAAAGAAGAACCCCCTGCAATAAGCGATTCCATTTCTTCCGTATTGGTTAGTAATTCCTTTTGGGTATAAAACTGGCCGTTAACCGACAGTTTTTTAGGGGCGCGTTTGGTAAAGCCGTAACGTTTGCCGTTCAACTCAAACGGTTCCAGTTCTTCTTCCGGGGCTTCCGGTTCCGGTGCTGGTGCTTCGTACTGCTGTAGCTTTTCAAGTAAACGGGCATTAATCTCCTTTAAACCTTCGTTTACATCTTCCAAATACGTGATATGGTTGTCCTTTTCTTTTAAAAGTCCATCAACACCCTCGGAGCCTACGTTTACCGGATCTGCGTCATTAACCGGAGTGGCATCCGCAGCTTTGTTTTCTTCGGTAATAACCGCTGCACCCTCTTTAGGCGCAGCGGTTGTTTTCTTTTTATCTGCCATAGCTTTCTTTAAAAAATTATGGTGTTACCACAAGGTTTTCACTGTCGTAGTACAATGCGTTTTTAACAGCATTGCCCAGGCCACGGTCAGAATCATCAAACACGGCAACATACACCAGTTCGTTGATCAGGAAGTCATAACCCAGCCAGAACTCCATAAAGATTTTAACTTTATAATCGAGCACCTGCACGCTGGTTACGGCGGGTTTATCAAACACGTCAATCAGGCGTACCATGTTGCCGTCGGTAGTCGAAAAAATCAGGTCATCCGGTATACCGGGCAGGCCTACCAACTCTATTTTAAGAAGCGGTGTCCTTACGGTCATATCCGCCGTAAAGTTTACGTGGGTACCGTATTCCGACTGGAACGCGTCAATATAAGTAAGCAGCGTATTGGCGCTTACAAATATGCGTTTTACCTTTTTACGCATCTTTTGCGGGATGCCCCTTTCAAATGCTTTCATTTCATCAATAATGTTTGATGAAGTAATGGCGTTCAGCGGAATTTTAAATGCAGGGTGTACGGTATCTTCAAGTGCATTCTCTACAACTTTAGGGATGCCGTTTAGGCTTACGCCATAAGTTCCCGCGGCTGTGGCAGAATTATATTCTGCGCTTTGCGAAAGGTCTTCCAGGTTGTCGATAACCTTTGCAAGAAGGTCCTCCATTATCCATTGGGATATTGGCATATCTTCAGGCTGTTTGTTTTCCACATACAGGTCGGCAATCCATGTGTTAAGCACTTCAGCCGGGATAACCGGGAAGTTTACTTTTTGATGGAAGTTTTCCAGTTTTTTGCTTTTAAACTGCGCTTCGCCAAGTTCCTGCCACTGGGCTTTAAAGCCCTGGACAACATTCGTAATTAGCGAGTGTATCTGCGGAAACTTGCCTTTAATGGCAGTAATCGTTTTGCAGTATTTGTTTAATGTTACTTCGTCGGCATATACACCGGCGCTAATAACTTCTTTGTTGTTTGCAACCCATTCGTTGAGTTCTTTCGCAACGTCTTCAATTTTAATAGTATCTGCCATTATTTAAAAATTTGTTTTGCCATTTGGTTGTGGGATGCCGTGGCGTTTATCGTCACAGATGTTTTACCCGGCTTAGCATCAGCTTCCGTTTTTGTGGGCTTCGCGCCATCAGCCGCGTTAAACGGGGAGTAGTGGGCGGTAAGGTTCGTTAGGTTTTCGGCTACGGTGGCAGCAGGCGTAAGCCCTGCCTCGGTTACCATTGCGGCAATAGCGGTGGCTGTTGCGGCAGTTGCGGCCTGGTGCGCTGTTGCAGCGGCAGCCAGTGCGGTTTCGGCGGTAGCCTGGGCAGCGGTTGCCGTGGTTACCGTACCTTCAAGTGTGGCAATTTGCGAATCGCGTTCGCTCAGTGCCGTTTCCATCGTGTCCAGCTGTTCTTCATTCAGGTAAGAACCTTTTTCGGGCGTTGAAGCCAGCGGGGCATCCAAACCCAAAACAGCCTGCACGTTTGCACGTTGTTTTGACATAGTATTATTGTTATTAGAGTTATTCGAGAGAGAAAAACCTTTATCAATAGCGGTTTGCAGTGTGCCGATTTCATTGATAAGGCCAAGCGTAAGTGCATCCTTTGCGCCCCAAGTGTCGCCTGTAAACACTTTTTCGTCAAGATTGGGGCGTGTGGCCCTCATATCATTATGAAAAGTGTCAATAATAGGATCAAGCTGATTTTCTATGTAGGGTGCGGTATCGCCTTTTTCATCAAGCTGGCGTATTTCGTGGTTTTTAAGGGTAGACTTAGTACCATACATCGAAAAAACCTTTACACCATACTTTTCTAAAAGCCCGGTAAAGTTTACATAGGTACTGTATGCGCCTATACTGCCTATGGAATCGGCACGTTTGTGCGCAATAATATAATCGCAGGCCGCTGCCAGGTAATAGGCAGCGCTGCACATAAGTCCGTCAGTATATGCAACGGTAGGCAACGGGTATGCCGCGATGTAATCGTAAAACTCCGGGGTGCCATATACCTGTCCGCCACCGCTGTCTATATCAAAAACAACTGCCGCTACATTAGGGCTTTCGGAATAATAATCTAAAAGGTCCATAAAGGCCTTTGAGCCCAGGTAACCATAATACCAATCGGTAAATTTTAAAATAGGTTGTTTGATACTGATAACCACAACACTTTTAGAACTGCCTGGAGATGCAGCGCCCGCCGAAGCCATAGAAACAACTTCTTTTTTCTTTTCGGCTTCCCAGTTATAATTTTCATCATAAGCCACCGGCGCAGAAGAACCCGTAAAAGCACGGTATAATGACGGCATGAAAGAAAGGGCATACCCTTTGTCCATTAAGAAATTACCGGCAAATAAATTTTGAAGATTATTATGTTCCAAAGCACTGTGTTATTTAATCACAGTACAAACTTATCGCTACCTTATTTTTTACAATAGGACAGTTTTTAGGCGGTTTCACAATCGGGTAAAACCATTGTAAACACTGGGTTTATTGAAGTTTTATTAATTTTAAC